TATACGCACATGTCGACCTCAGGGATCGGCAGCACATTGCCCTCAGCAACTCCGTGATGTCCGGCAAGAGCCGTCGAAACATCCAGCGCCTTATTGCAACCGTGCTTTACAGTAATTAAACTGCCGTTCACAATGGTCCCATTCTTGAAATGGGTCTCGGACGTCCCGTCCAAAACACCGACCATCTTCACACACGCATTGCCGTTCTTAGGCGTAAAAAGCGCGGAATTTACTTGTAGCGCCTCTTTGACATCCTCAGGGGACGCAAGCTTCAGGAGCTCCGCTTCGAGCGAATCTGACTCCTTCTGCACTGGCTTGACAGCCGGTTTCTCCTTCGAGGCAGCGCGAGCCTGCTTCTTCTGCTGAGTCCGCTTCTTACGGCAGTCTTGGCAGAAAGCAGAGGGACTTACAGCATCTACAGGCTTGTTGCAGCCCTTGCAGACCTTCGTGCCCTCATGGGCTTTACCCTTACCTTCGAGCTGAGCGCGTAGCTTCTCCTGCTCCAACTCCAAGTCACCAATCTTATTGTTAGCGAACCCAACCGAATGGGCGGCGTACTTCGGATCGTTTTTCATCAGAGCGGCGCGCGCTTCATCGCGTTCAACCGTAGCCTTTTGAAGGGCTTTTTCGATCTCAGCGAGGCGCACTTTAGCAGCCGTAGCTTCACGCAACTTAGCTTCCATGGCGTTCATCTTGGTAGCTTGGTCAGTAATCTCGAGAGCCAAGTCGTCCGTCAAACTTTCCAGCTCAACAATCTCGGACTCCTTATCTTTAACCGAATCAATGGCCTTCTTAAGCAGCTCAAGACAGCGCAGCTTTTGAACACTGCGCGGATCCCTTTCATCATTGAAGATGCCCATTCGCTGGGATTCGCTACTGTAGCCACCGTATCGGCGCTCGAGCATTTCCTCAAGTTTCGCCTCCATGAGAGCTTGCAACTCTTTCTGCTCCTCCGCGTCATTCAACGCAAAGTCGTCAGGAGATGGGTTTACGTACCGTCTAGCTTCAGGAACTTTATCGGTCAGCCCCAACGCTTCAGCAACAATGAACGCAACACGCTTACGAGGAGGGAGCGGAGCAGTGCCAACCAACTTAACAGCCGGCTTCTCATCGTCCTCTTCGTTCCACGATTCCATGATGAAGTAAAGGATACCCACAACTATGGCAGTAATTAAACCAACACAGGTGAATGCCCAACCGTAGCGTTTCACGTTGTCCCAAATGCGCTCAGCTTGAGTCAGCGTGTCTTCAATGGGAGCAGAGAGTTCCTGCAACTCCTCATCAATCACTTCGATTTCATCATCAAAAGCGGCGTGCTGTTTGGACTTAACGAAGGGGTTACTCTCCTCAACCGACTCATCAGAACCGATCTTGGCAGCCTCCTTAGCCCAGTGCGCTGCATTCTTGCGAGCTTCCTCAAGGCGCACCCGCTGGTGGTCATTCAAGTCCTCCATCGGCGCTCCCTGAAACTCAGCCAAGGTCTTAGTAGCTTGTTCCTGCTGTTGCTGGACGTACGCTGCCAAGGCTGGGTTTTTCCAGTTCACCTTCTTATCATTCTTCTTCTTGTGGGGAGCTCCAGAGCCCATCGCAGATCGCCACGTACGCAAAACGAACGTATTAAAGCCAGCTTTCTTAGCGCCGTCCCAACCAAATGCGGCGACACCAACGATAGCGGCAGCGATGTTTAGGCAATTAAGCAGATAGTCCACCGCCATCATATGTCGCGCAGAAAGCCGAGAGCTCTCTTCCGTAACTCCTTTAGCGATGTTGCGCGCCAGACGGCGTTCACGCCGTTTGGCGAGAAAGCGCTTGAACTGATGCACAATGACAACCGCAGCGAAACTAATCGCCACGACCCACTCGAGATGATTTCCAAGCCACGCTTTGACGACGGCGAGCTTCGACCAAACCCAAAGACGAGACGCTGCTTGACGAACTGAATCGATCTTCTCCACAGCCCAAGCGCTAGTGAAAGCGCGTCGGACGCGATGCATGGCGCTAGCAACTACAGTGTGAACGAACGCACCAAAGCCAACAACCAACAAAATAGGAGAGCACATCGCGACAACAAAGTCGCCGATGATCGTCTGCTTGAGGCTATTCTCGCGTGGACCCCACAACAACCGGCCCATGTACAACTGAATGCACGCGAACACGGTCACCGCAGGATGCGCGAGGGCCAAAAGATACACCGACGTACAGATATACGTAGCGTAAGCACTCAACAGGTTACCAGTACCTGCGAGCAAAGCGAAAATTTCCGCAAACATTGTTTTACCAGGTCCTTTTCAAGACCAACAACTTAGGGGTTCT